CTCATTTGCCGAATCGGGCTTCTTTCCATTTGGCGACGGTGGCGATCATGACGGCCTTGGAGATCTGGCATGTGATCATGCCGGAGCCGAGGATGTCCTCCATGACGCGGGAGAGTTCATTTCCTGCGTATCGCAGTTCGCCGATGGTCTGGGTTTGGTTCTCGCAGCGCTGCTCGGCACGGCGGCAGGCATCAGCCCAAAACTCTTCGTTGTTAGGCATGGATGCGGGCCTCTTTCCACTCGCGCATTGCGTCCATCAGTTCCTCGGGGGTCACGGTCTGGGCGTTGCGGTAGCAATAGGCGAGGGCGTCCCCGGCCTCGCGGAGGGTCTCCAGGCGTTCCTCCAGCTGACGGATTCGGGCGTCCTTGGCGTCGAGCATGTTCCCCTGATGCATGGCGCGCATCGCGGCCTTGATCGGGTCGAATGGGTCGAATGGGTCGGCGGGCTTCTGGTCGCTCATCGGCGGATGACGTTGAGAAACGCGGTCTGGTTCCCGAGGATCGTGGCGACGTGCTCCTGGGGAAGGTCGATAAGCTGCTGGCCGTCCTTCAGCCAGCCCTTGCCGACGACGTAGGCCTTCGCCTTCTCGGTGAGGTCGGCGGGGATGAAGGCGGACCAGGGGCGACCTGAGCCGGTGATGGTCGGGCGGGAGGCCGCGGACCCATCGTCATCGGTGTCCACGCTGATGCCGCACAAAGTCGAGGCCGTCATGCGCCGGAGATAGGTGACCTTTGAGCCGAGCTGTTGCTCGTTGATGCCCTGGACGCTTACCATGACGGCCTTGGGTTCCTTAGGCATCGTCTCGCCGGAGGCTCCGTGTTGGAGGAAGGTCACGATGCCGACCTTGTTCTCTTCGCTCATGACGTACTGGACGAGGGCCACATCGTGATCGGCGAAGCCCTCCTTGATGCCGTCGAGCAGCGCGTCGAGTTTGACGTACTTCGCTTTAAAGGCCGGGTTTACTGCATTAGCCTTCGGGTTGTGAAGCGCCTTTAGGGCGGCGACGAAGGCGGCGGTGGGGGTGCTGGTTTCTTTGGGCATAGGATGAAATGGGTTAGTCCTTACGGATGAGGTCGCGGATGTCGGGCTTGCCGATGGAGTCCTTGAGCACGGACAAGGAGATCTGCCGGGTGACTCCGTCGATGACCAGGTTGAACGCCGGGCCGGCGGCCTTGATGGTCGGCGTGAGGGGCTTGGCGACGGTGCCATCAGGCATCAGGAGGTAACGGGTGCCGGGGATGACGGCGTAGGCCTTCATCTCGGGGATGTTGGAGGGTGCGGATTTCTTCATAATGGGAAAGGTTACAAAAGGGAGGGTTTGCCTGAGTTATGTTAACTCAGTTGGTAGGTGTCTACGATGGTCGTCTTAACGCTTACCACATTGTAAGCGCCATAATACAGGCCAGACTCTTTAGATTCATTGATGACGCACTTATGTTCATACCACGGGCCGCCGAGCAATTCGCGAGCCGTGTGAATTATGGCATAGCCATGAGCATCGTGATCGTAAGCGATGCCGATTCGCTTCTGGAACTTGTAAGTCATAGATGAGCCAGGAGCAGGAAGGTTTCCGTCCTTAGTGACTCCCCTGATTTCAAGGGATGAAACTCTGTCGTCTTCTCTCAGGTGCATGGTTTAGTTGATGGCGCCACGTTGGGCGGCGTGATACAGGAGCAGGGCGTCGGCGTTCCAGAGCGCCACGTCGATTCGGCTGCCGTAGAGTTCCAGCGCGCGGGCCTTCAAATGGTTCTTCCACTTCTTGCCGTGGTCCTTCTTGCTGCCGAGCGAGTGGGCGGCCTGCCACGCCTGGGGCTTGACGCGGTGGATGATGAAGCCTTGCGCGACGGCGGCGCCGTAGATCATGCCGAAGTTCTGGGCGAGCCGGGCGATGGAGTAGCCAGGGATGCCGGGGCCGTAGCCGGTGAGGGACGGTTCTTCAAGGTAGAGCTCGACGTCCTTGGCACGCAGGGAAATGTCGGCGATGTATTGCGCGACCTCCACGTCCGTCGGCGGCATCTTGTCGCAAGTGATCTCGGGCTCTCCGTCCTTAGACCAGACGATGGCGCCCGATTGGCCGGGGTCGATTGCCACGAGTATGCGTCCCATGGTCAAAGGTTTTGCGGATGGTCACCGCGTCTGCGAGTCAAATAAATTGGCGACGCGGACGGCGTAGTCGTTAGGCCGCCACGCTAGCTCACGGGCTCCCGTCAATCCGCGGTTCCAGCAGAGGGCTAGGACGGCGGGGGCAGGGTTGGCTATGCCCAGAGAGGAAAGCCGTCTCCTGAGGCAACGCAGATAGGCGCAAGCCATCATGTCCTGAGCGGTCGCGTCCCGCCATTGGAGCCAGGAGTAGGTCGGGCGACCTTCGGCTTTCAGCTGCGCGTTCGCGTCGGCCCAAGCGGAGGCCTTCATCTGGTACTTGCCCCGCTCGCCGTGGCGGCCGATGGCCTTGCGCTGATCTGCGAGGTGCCCGGTCTCGACGTCGCCGATCGCGTTGAGGAGGGCCATGTCGGTCTTAGCCTGGGCGGAGAGTCCGAGGAGCAGCAGGGCGACGACGGAGAAGCGCTGGTTGAGAGTCATAAGGGCAGTCCGTTGATGGTCAGGGTTCCGTCGAGGGTGATTTCGTATTCCTTCCCGTGGGTTGACTTGATGCTGATCTGAACGACGCCCTTGGAACTCTTTGCCAGTTTGCGGTCTAGTTCAAGTATCTGCTTTTTTAATGCAGTGACTTTAGAGTCTCTCCTTTGCAGGGTTTCCTCGACCTCCCTATGCAAGACGAAAGGGCCGTCTGACTTCATCGACGCGACTCCGGCTATGATGCTATAGCGCCTAGGCATCTTGGACGCGTCTCGGGGTGACGGAGTTGGTGACGGTGAAACCGTCCGCCGGGTAGCGGTAGGAGTAGATCAGGCCGACCCATCCGCCGGCCGCGACGAAGGCCTCCAGCTTGAGGGGCTCCACGCCGTCCTCCCAGAGGGCCTCCTCGTAATGGGTGAGGAGTTTCTTCATGCGCGTCGAGGCGATCGCGGCCTTGGCTGACGCGATATCTCCGCACTCGACCCGGCAGTTGATTTCGTAGAGCTCAGAGAAGAGCGCGACGAGGCCGTCAGGGTGTTGGATGCTCACGACTCGGAGTCCTCAGGGATGGGGCCGGCGTCCGGGGTGATTGCCGAGCCGCGGATGATGGCGTCGTTCAGGTCATCAAGGCGCTGACGGAGGAAGTGGATCTCCTCAGACTGGTCGGCGATGATGTGGGCCTGAAGGGTCAGCGCGTCGTCCTGTCGGTCGCACAAGGCCTTGAGGGCGTTGGCGGCCATGTGCAGGGTCTGGGCGTAGGACCAGGGGAAGAGCCACCAGAGAGGCGGCTTCGTGTTGGGGCGGATGATGGTCATCGGTTTGTAGGGGCGGTGGGAAGGGTCAGGCATGGTGCTTGAGGGTCGAGACGTCACGTTCGGCATACTTGCGCTTGAGGTGGCCGTTGTTGGCGAGCCAGCGGTAGACGACCGACTTGTCCAGGCCTACGGCCTCCGCGGTCTTGCCGGCCGCATAGCCGGTCTTCTTGTAGATCGGGAGGATCCTTGCGGGCCAGTCCGTCGTGTCGTGCTTGAAGAAGGTCCGGCCGTTGTGGTTCTTCAGGCGGAGGCCGAGGATACGGAGCCACAGGTTGACGTTGCTGGAGGAGCAGCCGAGGCGGGCGGCCACGTCGGGGGCGTTCAGGCGTTCGCGCTCGTCGAGCTGCGGGAGCATCGCCTCGAAAGCCCGGATGCGGTCGTGCTTCAGTTTGCTCATGCCGACGCCGTTGATGACGTGCGTCTTCTTGGAGCCGCGGGGGGTGATGGGTTTGGGCATGGTCTTAGGCGCGGGGCTTGTAGGGGCCGCGCTTCTTGAGGTTCACCCAGGTCGTGTTCGTGATGTCGAGCCACTGGCGGAGGGTGCAGACGGTCGTCTCCAGGGCGGCGGCGGCGTCGGCCTGCGTCTTGCCGGCGGCGTTGAGCGCGGCGATCTGCGGGAGGATGGCCTGAAGGCGGACGGCGGCGTAGACGGCCATCGGTCGCTTGAGGGGGATAGGACGCCCGGCGAAGGTCAGGCGGTCCGTGTATGGGTGATGTGCGTTGGGCATGGTAGGAAGGTTAGGCGAGGTGCCAGCAGAGGATGGTGACCTTGGGGTTGGAGTGCGAACCAGCGTCCCGGTACTCGACGACCTGGTCATAGCGGGAGCAGACATCGGCCTTGGCCTTGGCGGTGACGTACTTGTTAAAGTCGCCGGCGGTGGGCTCGCTGGCGAGGACTACGAGCTGACCACGAGCGTGGTCGATGCCGTACAGGGCGTACGAGCCGAGGCCCTTGACGCAGCCGTCTCTGTCCTTGAGGCTGGCGGCCTTACGGAAATCGACGACCTTGTGCTTGAGGAGTTCGGTCATGGCCTTGTCGGAAACGAGTTCGGCCTTGGGTTTGGTGGGGGTGCTCATGTGTGTGCTGGGTTGGGGGAGATTACTTGTCGCCGCGGATGCAGACGAGGGAAGGGTGGCGGAGGGAGTCGTCAGGGGTGACGCAGTGGAAGGCGACCTCGGCGGTCTGTCCGATGAACTCGGCACGGCGGGCGAGCAGATCGCGGCGCACGGTGTCGGTCATGCCGGTGCCGACGCGCACGAAGCGACGACCAAGACGCACGACGATGTGCCCGGCCATGTGGGCGCAACGGCCCTTGCCTTCGACGACGTCCACGATGACGGCGTCAACGGTGTCAGAGGCCTTGAGTTTCTGCCATGCAGCTGAGCGGGTGCCGACGTGGTAGAGGGCGGATGAGTCCTTGACCATGACCCCCTCGAAACCTTGCGCCGTGAAGTCGCGGAAGGCTTCCTCGGGGGTGACGCCGGAGAGCGAGGGAATGAGGAAGACGGAGGACGGGGCCGGGAGGACGGCGGCGAACAGGTCGCAGAGGAACTTGCGGCGCTCGCGCTGCGGGCGGCTGAGAAGGGAAGGGATGTCGAACACCCAGAGGCGGGCGTCCAGGGCGGGCTCGGATGAACGGATTTCGCCGACGTCATTGAAGAAGCCCTTGCCGGCTACGGCCTCGGCGTCGAGCACCCAGGTGCCGCGGAGGGCGCCGAAGAGGTCGAGCACTTCGCCGGCGAGGTGGGCGAGGGACTGGATGGGGTTGCCACGGCGGGAGGCAAAGGCGACCTCGCGGCTGTCCAGGTCGGCGGTGATGATGACGCGGACGCCGTCCACCTTGGGTTCGCAGGAGAAGGACGCAGGGGCCTCTCCGCAGTAAACCTTGGCGAGCATGGCGATGCCGCGGGGGGCAGTCGGGCGGGGGCGTACGTTCGGACGCACGTTGAAGAAGTCGATATGGGAACGGGTGCTCATGGCGATCAGCGGGCGTGGCGGTGAGTGACCTTGGCCTTGACCGGCTCCGGGCCGTTGATGGCGCGGGCCAGTTCAGGACCGCAGAAGGTGACGATGGCGAGCCATCCGAAGATGACGATGAACGTGAGGGCGATGAGGGACTTCATGTGCGTGGGTGTCAGGGTGATTAGGCGATGAACCAAGCGGCGATTTCGGCGTCAGTCATGTCGGCGACCATCGTCTTGAACTCAGGATTCGCCTTGGCTTGGGCGACGGCCTTCTCGCGGTTGAGATCGGTCACGCCCTTGAAGCAGGAGACGAAGCCCTTCTGCGTGGTGGTCTTGAGGTAGTGGGCCTTCTTGATGGCTTCGCGGCGAACCTTGGCGACGATGCGGGCGGTTTCCTTCTTCTCCATCTCGCGCTCGACCATGATGTCCACCAGTTCGTCGAAGGAGAAATGCTTGCCGGCCATGAACTCCCAGCCCTTGACGTCGCCCGGGCAGATGGTGTTGGAGAACTCGTCGGCCGTGTCGCGGGCGGCGGTGGAGACGTAGCGCACGAAGGTCGAGCCTCCGTGTCCTTCGTTGCTGGCTTCGCCGATCGTCTTGCCGTCCAGGAGGACGGTGGCGGTGAAGCAGGTAGTCTCCTCGCTCATCCACTTAACAGTCTTGAAAGACTTCAGGGAGATGCGGGCGAGGCGGACGGCGGTGTGGGTGTCGGTGGTCATAGGTTGTGCGGTTGTGCCCGAACACTCTCCGAGGCTTTCATCATTCGGTCAAGGTCTTTTGTCGGAAACTTTGACCACTAGAAAAAGAAGACCCCCACTTGTCTCGTCAGACAGAGGCGGGGGCCGTTGTGGGGTCTAATGTGCCACCCTAGGCCGCCACGTCAAGGGGTCATTAGACCCCTCTGCCTTGCCCTAGGAGGCGTTTTGACGGCGGGAACGCAGGAAGACCGCCACCCCTACCCCTAGGCACCCCACGGCCAAGGCCCAGCCAAGGTCGCGGACTGACCGCAGGGCGAGGGTCGCCGTGCTCATGTTGCGCTCAAGGTCGGCCGAGTCGGACTTCAGGCCTGAGTCCGTCACGATCATGACCAGGGCGTCGGTCGATTGCAGTTGGTCAAGGACGTACCCAGCGATGTAGGCCGACGACAGGGCCGAGACTCCTGCGAAGCCGGTGAGCAGCGTGACCGCCAGCAGAAGGTTACCGCTTCCGCTTTGCTTTGCTGGCTTTGCCTTTCCCATGGGGTTTGAGTTTGGCGGTGACCGCTCCGACTTCCTTTTCTCCGCGGGCCTTGATGTACCGCATCAGGTAGTCCAGGCATTCGGGGGCAGCGTAGCCAGCCGCACCGACGACGGCCATCCGCAGGCCCGGGCTTTGGATGTGGTCTTGGATGCCGTACCCGACCAAGGCCGCAGTGATCGCGGCGGCGAGGACACGGCGCATAACCCACCAAAACGAGACGGGTTCCTGTGAGAGGAGAAGTCTCGCAGTCATTGCCAAGCCGCCAAGGACTGACGCGACGACGCCGTCCTTCAGCTCTTTCGGCAGGGACTCGGGGTCGATGGGCGGAGGGGGAGGGCTCACGAGATGCGCGGGGGCTTGGAGTTGGGGGCGAGCAGGACGCGGCGGTAGTCCTCGGCCCACAGCATCTTGGCGAGGGCTTTGCCGGCCTTGTCCACTTCTCCTTCAGCGAGGCCGGGGAATAGCAGATGGACCTGCTCGTGGCACAAGACCTCGAGCTGACGCTTCGCACCTAGGCGGGGGTCAATCTCGATGAGGTCTTCGCCGATGGTCGCCTGACCCCAAGCACGCTCGCGGCCTAACTTGCGCCAGACGACCTTGACTGGCTTAGGCTTGCGGCGGGACATCGTCGGAAGGTTTGTTGACGGAGTCGCGTACCTTGTCGGCGAGCCACCAGAGGCCGAGGCCGGAGCAGACCAGGAGCGTGCCGGCGGCGATGTACTCGAAATACGGCGAGTCGATGATGAAGGGAACCGATCCGCAGAAGGCTCCGCAGAGGAGCAGGGGCAGACCGATGCGCGGACCCATGAAGGCGGTGGTCAACGCGCCGACGACGGCGAGTCCGGCACCGACGAGCGTCCATGTCTGGGCGGAGGCGTCCTTCTTCACGCGCTCGACCTCCTTGGTCAGTTCGACAATGCGGGCGTCCTTCAGCTGCGAGACGCGGAGGGCTTCGGCCTGCTGGGTTTCCAGTTTCTCCCAGGCCTTGGTCACGGCGGTGGCGAGTTGACGACCAAAGGCCATCTGCTTCTGGTAGTCCACAGGGTCGGCCTTGGTCGCCCGGGCCATGGCGAAGGCCACGTCAGACTCAGGCGGGGCGGGCAGATAGGACTGGGCCAGCCGAGACTCAGCGACCACGACCTTCGGCTTGTCGGCGTTGCGCTCGATTGCCACGAGGGCCGAGGCGACGCGGTGATCCGTCTTATCGAGGTCTTTGCCTAGCGTGGCGACGACGTCAGGCTTGGTCGGGCCGGGAGGCTGGACGGGCAGGGGCGGCAGGGCGTCACCCTTGCGGAACAGACTGCACCCGGTCAGGGCCAGGACGGCGATGACCAGGAGCAGGCGCATGGATTATTCGCGACCCTTGAGGGCGTCGAGGGCCTGACGGCCTTTGGCTTCGAGCTCGCTGGCCTTGGCGGCGTGCTTGCGGAAGACGAGAGCACCGGCGACGAAGCCGACGAGGAGGGCGAGGAGGTGGGTAATCATACGGTTAGGCAGTTGTAGGAAGCCGATGAGTTGGAGTCGTAAATGCTTACCACCGTGCAAGCAATCCATGCACCATCCTTTCGGACGTAGTAGTTGCCGTCGCTGGGCGCGTCTGGGATGCCCGCCGTGGTCTGAACGGTAGCGTCGCCGAAGGTGATAGATCCGGCGCTCGGCAGCGTGACACCAGCTGCGGCCAGAGTGATGGTCTGGTCGCTTGGGCCAGCCGTTTCAAAACTCCTAATGCTCAAAGAGCCTGTGGCGGCATTGTAGTTAAGTTCGTTTCCAGACGTAGCGCTTGACGGATTGCTGCTGTCGTAAGTCGGATAGCGGTTCAGACTAAAAGTATTCTTATCTAGAACGAATGAACCATACTCGCTGACAATAGCCGCACCGCTGCCATCGTCGACGTAAGAGGTGGTGCTTCCGTTAACACCATAACTAACGCTTGAAGTAATTACATTTAAGGTCGAAAACGTGTCGTCAATGCCAGGCGAGCCTTCTGACAAGTTGACTGCTCGGAAGGCCACCGTGTTTGTATCACCCAGCAAAAGGTTCGTGCGCGCCGTAGCCGTGTTAGCCAAGCCCGAGAGATTGCCAGCCTTAGAGAGGTAGTCGGTAGCCGTGGCGGTCGCCATCGTGCCCAAGCCGAGGTTGGTGCGGGCCGTCCCGGTGTTCGCCAGCCCTGAAAGATTGCCAGCCTTGGAGAGATACGAGCTCATGCCCGAGATTGTCTGGTAGGTCGTGGCCGCGTCAGCCGTGGCGAGTTTCGCGTTGAGCGCATTGGCGAGGTCGACCTGATTGCCAAGAACCCCGGTCACATCGCCCCAGGCAACGGAGGTCGCAGGGGTGACGCCGCCCACGTTGACGACCCAAGAGGCGTACGTTCCCGACCCTGTGTGGTGATTGATGTCCACCGTCAGCACGCCCGTGCCAGAGTTGTACGTCAGCACTTCTCCGTGCATATGGTTCGACGCGTCGTAAGAAATCGTAATGTTCTGGGTCGGCGTGTACGAGAGACCCGTGCCGATCGTGAAGGTCTTATTCGTATTGCTAAGGGTATTGCTCGTCGTCGAGGTCGTCAGGTAGCGGTCGCCCGGGATAAGGGTCTGCCAGCTGGAATCCCAGTTCGCTCCAGAGTTTTTGGTTAGCACTTGGCCGACAGTGCCCGAGGTAGGCTGGCCGGCGGCGATGACAGCGTACGTCGAGGCCGCAGCCGAAGTCGTCAGGTACGACGACATCCCCGCGATGGTCTGATAGGTCGAGGCCGCCGTCGAGCTGAGGAGGTACGGCGTCAGCGCTGAGGACGTGATGAAGCCCGAGGGGTTTCCGGTCAGAGGGTAGAATCCGGCGGTCACCCATGACTCGGTCGCATAGCCAGAAAGGGAGAGGGTCGTCCAGCCTGTCGCGTAGTCGACCCCAGTGGTGGTCTTCTGGAGGTACTGGCCAGCCGTGCCGCCAGCAGGAACGCCCACGCCAGGGGCTCCGGCAGCGCCAGTCGCGCCAGTCGGGCCAGTCGGGCCAGCGGGGCCAGGGGTGCCGACGGTCCCGGAGATGGTCCCGCCGATGAGGCTGTTGAAGGTGCCGTTGATGGTCGCCATGTTAAGCTTGGGTGATGGTCTCCTGAACCTGGACGCGGAACATCGTCGAGTGGGTCACGGGGCCGCCGGGGAAAGTGAAGCGGATGTCCCAGCTGCCAAGCCCGAGCGACCAGTCCGAGGTGTCGCCGACGTAGGTCGTGGAAAACGACAGGCCTCCTCCGGCAATGGTCACGGTCATATCGTACTCGCGGCCACAGTGATCGCGAAGGGTCGAGGTGATCGTGGTCCCGGTGAGGGTGGCGGGTTCGCCTGCGCCAGGAATCCATGCCCATGTGCAGGAGAAACTGTCGCCCCTAGAGAAAATGGTTGTATTAGCCATGGCGGTCTAAAACTGCGGGGGCGGGCATCCCGTCAAAGACCTTGGTTCAAGACAGGTTCTCAAGCCATTCTATATTAATTGGCAAGTGGGGTCAGAAGGGAGTCAAAAGACCCACGTCGATGATGGGAGCCGAGGCTATGCCAATAACGGACTGCCCAAGGGGTGACGTAAATGCGTCTGTCGTTATGCTGAAAGACCCCCCGGTGGCGTTGACGGTCTGGCCTAGGAATTGCACCTCATTCTCTTCAGTGATGGCGTAAAAAGCAAAAGCATCTCCTCCTCCAAGGTCGGCGATAAGTACGAGCGGCTGATAGGTGAACACAAACCTCAGCGTCGGCTCAAACCGAAGGAAGCCGTTACCCGTGTCGGCTTTGAAGCCAGAAAGGAACTCAATGTTATGGGCGGTGTTTATCAGGCTTACATTCTGATTAGCGACGGCCGTGCGGAACCTTCCCCAAGTGGAGAAGGTTTCACTATCTCCGACAAGTGCTCCCATCAGATGCGGGCGTAGTAATAGTTAGCCGTCGAGGAACCTAACTTCAGGCGGTCAGCCCACAGCGAGCCGGTGACGTTCTGGTTTACCGTAAAGGTCGTCGGGGCCGTGATGCTGTCGACGGTGATCGTGCCGATGACGAGGAAGCCAAACACGTTGTCGTCGGGCGTAAAGGGTGCCGTGTTGCCGCCGTCGATAATGGGGTATTGATTGCTCGCCACATCAGGGTCCGGGTATGTGAAAGGTGCCGATGTCTTCGCGCCTGCTCGTAATTCAATGTATGACGTCTTCGTCGTGGCGTCAAAGTTGCCCGAGTACAGCTGGCAGTTAGGAGGGTTTGGAACTCCTGCCGTGGTACGGTCTAATTTAATGCCAGTGCCTGAAGCCAAGTCCATAAGCAGCGGGACTAGGTTATTGATAGTCCCGGATACTACTTGAAAACTTACATATGAAGAACCGCCGCTTGTTACTATCTGTGCGTTAACAATTTTAAACGGGTGGCGGAACTCATTAAAGCCGCTATTCGGGAACGGGTTCTCAGTGTTCAGGGTGAAGCCGAACCCCCCGGAGTTAAACCCGTACCCTGAACCTGGCTGGATCTTGCTCATACGGTTTGGTAAACTTCGTCTGGGTAGCCTTCTCGGTTAAACCTCAGCTCATAGTTTACCTTGAAGATAGTGGGCGTTCCAGCAGGGTTGACGCAGTAATCTTCAAATGAGACTTGAGAGAGCATCAAGGTAGGCCGAACGGCGCCTTTGACCGTGGCCGTCCAGGACGTTCCGACATGGTCAGGCAGCAGCTTGGTCCCACTGAATGAGTTCGTTGTGCTGGTCTTACCAACGGCGTTACGCAGGGCGGTCACGACTGTGGTCAGCTTTGTATAGATGTGTCCCGAGAAGGAAGTCGTCGGGGCTAGATACTGATTCTTCCCGTAGAAGTATTGTTTCGTCGCGGTGCTGGAATCGAGGAAGCCGACGAAGCTCCCCGCGTTGATGGCGCTGCCCTTGAAGTGAGCGCCGAAGACACCGCCTTCCTTATAGTCCGGGTTGATTAGCGAGGCCGTGAAGGTAGTCCCATTGCCGGCGATCGCGGTCGTGAAGCCAGTCGCAGGGCCGAAGAAGTTGGGGTGGGTAGTGATGTGCTCAGAGGTCAGGCCGTGCGAGGCCGTCACGTTGGGGCGGGTGGTCGTGCCGACCTCGGCCATGATGCCGATATAGTCCGCGTCTACCTGGTCAATCTCAAGGGTATTGCGCGTCAGTGTGAACTTGTGGACGAAGAGGTCGGAGTACTGCGGGTGCACCTGACCGCCGACGATGGCCGTACCGCCTACCGTCTGGTCGAGCTGATAGATGCCTTTGGCGGTGAGTAGTCCGTATCCGTCGGTCTCGTAAGTCGAGCCAGCTTGGAGGAACTTGGCCGTGAGGGGATTGCCTAGTTTGACGATAGCCATGGGGAAAGATTAGGAGCGGGTCGCAGGGGTGGCAGGGGTGCCGCCCTTCTCGGTCAGGTTGGCCGGGGTGCCAGGGGTTGTCTTGCTCGCGAGGATGCGGAGATACTCGACCTGCTGCTTGGCGAGTTCAGTCTGTTCATGGATGGCGGTCACGACCGGGTTCTGGCCCACGCCGATCACGTTGCCAGAGACGGAGGTCGCGGCGTTACCGCCTGTCTGTCCCTTGGTATCGGCGGCCTTGTCCTTCTCTGGCTTCTCGCCTTTCTTGAGCGCATCCAGGAGGGCTCGCGTACGTTCAGAAGCACCAGAGGGGGCGCCTGTTCCTCGGGCAGGAGTCGTCGAGCCGTCGGCGCCCATCGTGGTAAGCGCCGCGCCCATCGGGGTCAGGGGCATTACGGTAGTCACCGCGCTCGAGGCCGCGCCGCCGAGGCCGATGTAGTTAAGGAAACCGAAGATGCCGGAGGCCGCGTCTTCCGCGACCTTGGCCGCCCACTTTGAGTAGGAATCGTAAGCGCCCAAGATTCCCGCGGCGAGTTTGACCATGCTTGCGTTCAGTCGGTCCATGCCGTCGTTGTATTCGCCGATAGCCTTGAGGGTCTTCGCGTCCACAATCGGGGCGTCCGCGATGTCCTTCTGGAGTTTCTCGAAGTCGGCCAGCATCGGGATGATGTCGTTGCCGATCTTGTCGCCGAAGAGCGCCGTCGTGATGAGCAGTCGCTCGGAGTCGTCAGCCCCGCCGGCCATCGCCGAGGAGATAGCCAGGAAGACGGCGGAGGCGTCGCCCGACTTCAGCTGGTCCATCGTGATGCCCAAGGCCTTGAACATCTCAATCTTCTTGCCCGTGCCGGCGGCCGCTTCGGCCATGTCCACGCGCAGCTGACGGGTCGCCTTGGCGAGCACGGAGACGGATACGCCTGACTGCTGCGCCGCGTAAGCCAACGACTGGAACTGCTCAGGCGACAAGCCCGAGCGGTCAACCTGGTCTGCCACTTCCCCCAGTTGGCGGAACGTGTTCATCATGAAGTTCAGCGCCTTGTCGAAGAGGACGGCCCCCGCGAACATGCCGGTGAACTTCTTGACGATGTCGTCGCCCGCCTTCTTGAACGACTGACCCAACGTCTCGACGGACTTCTTCGCCCGGCCAGTCACTTGCTCGACGTCGGACTTTCCCTTCAATTCATATTCAAGTTTCTGGGACATGGGGCGGGGGGGTCTTTACCTCTGCGGAGGGGGCAACCTTTTCGAGCCCTTCCTGTTCCTCCATGAAGGCCTCCTCGTCGGTCGTCAGTATCTTGCGGTCGGAACCGTTCATCGCGGCATAGGCGGCGTTAAACCAAATAGCCTGACACTCGGGCATTTCCCAAGCCCGCTTTTCCTCAACCCCGTTCTTAACCAGTGAGGCGACCACTACCAGCGGCCAAGGAACCCCAGCGTCGCCAGCGGTGTTGCCGTTCTTCTTATTCGATTCCCAGAACTTCGGCCACGCGCCGACGTGGGCGTACTCCTGGAACCGTTCGCACTCAGTGAGGAACTTGCCCGGGCGTTCTCCAAGGGCTTTGACCAGTTTCACTTCGGCGTTCGTCAGCTCGCCGATGGGCTCCTCGGCGCAGATCTTGACGGCCGTCAGGAGGTCGAGCGGCGTGGGCTCGC